TCAGGCAAAGACGCGGGTTTTCTGCTCGGCCCACGGCAGGTCGGCGATCCTGGTCAGATCATTGATCGTGATGCTCGATGGGCGTCGCGCGATGACCAACTCCTCCAGAACGTCCGGCGACAGATAGGCCAACCGGATCATCCTGCCAATGAAGCGGTCGGTGACATTCTCAACGGCAGCGATGTCGTGGATGGTCGTGGCGGCACCACTCTCCAATTGGCGCCGCCAGCTCCATGCCCGCGCGAGCGCGCGCAGCAATCGCGCATCCTGCACCCTGTCGTCGGCGGACTCGTTTTCTGAGGGAGCCACGATCCGAGGCCGCCCATTGCGCTTGCGGATCGTCAAAGGGATGACGACGCGGATCGTATTGTCAGGGTTCGTCATGCTGTCGCCTTTCCCTCACGTAGCGTGACCATGTCCCGGATGAGCGACGTCAGACCGTCCTGACGCAGATCGATGGCGATGCCACCGGCCCCGACAGTGACGCGCCCGACGAGGAGCTGGACGATGCGTGTCTGCTCAGAAGGAAACAGTGCCGTCCATAGCTGGTCGAAGCTACCAAGGGCTGAAACGACGGCCCGTTCATCCGCATTTGGGACTTCGTGTCGAATGGCATCGACGGTACGAGCCGCGATCTCTGGAGCCCGGATCATTCGCCGGACCTCACCTACGACCGCATCCTCGACCATTCCGGCGGGCAGACGCTGGATGGACGTCGAGTCCGATGTTGGGCGGCATTTGATCAGGTCCATCGAAGCATAGTAGCGATACAGCCGCGACGCCTTCTTAGTGGCTGTCGGCGTCATCGCCGTGCCGGTATCCGTGAAGATGATCCCCTTCAGCAGCGACGGTGTCTGGCAACGGGTATGGGCGGCCCGGACGTGGCGGTTCTCCTGCAGGATGCTCTGGACCTTGTCCCACAATTCGCGGCTGACAATCGGCGCATGTTCGCCCGGATAGGCCGTGCCTTTGTGCACGGCTTCGCCGAGATAGACGCGGTTGTTCAGGACCTTGTAGAGGTAGCCCTTGTCGATGCGCTTGCCGCGCTTGTTGCAGACGCCTTCGGCCACCAGCGTCTTCGTCAGGACGGTGGCTGATCCGATCGTCGAGAAGCGTTCGAAGATCATGCGGACAATTGCTGCTTCCGCCTCGTTGATGACCAGCTTTCGGTCCTTGGCATTGTAGCCCAAGGGGACAAAGCCACCCATCCACATGCCGCGCTTGCGTGAGGCCGCGACCTTGTCGCGAATGCGCTCGCCGATGACCTCGCGCTCGAACTGCGCGAACGAGAGGAGGATGTTGAGCGTCAGTCGCCCCATCGAGGTCGTCGTGTTGAAGGACTGCGTCACTGAGACGAAGGTCACCCCATTCCGATCCAGGATCTCGACCAGCTTCGCGAAGTCCATCAGCGACCGGCTGAGCCGGTCGATCTTGTAGACGACGATGACGTCGATAAGCCCAGCCTCGACATCGGCGATGAGCCGTTTCAGGCCGGGTCGCTCCAGCGTTCCGCCAGAGAAGCCGCCATCGTCATACCGCTCGCGGATCGCGGCCCAGCCTTCGGCGCGCTGGCTGGCGACATAGGCCTCGCAGGCATCGCGCTGCGCGTCGAGTGAATTGAATTCCATGTCGAGCCCTTCTTCGCTCGACTTGCGCGTATAGATCGCACAGCGCTGACGCCGGATGGCGATGGTGGCTGACGGTGACGTGCTCATCGCTCGCTCCTCCGCGCTTCACCCAGCCCAAAGAATCGGTAGCCGTTCCAGTTGACGCCGGTGATGGTCCGGGCCACCGCCGAGAGCGACTTGAACTTTCGGCCCTGCCAGTCGAATCCATCCCGCAGGATGGTGACGGTGTGCTCGATCCCATCCCATTCCCGGATCAGCCGCGTCCCGACCACCGGATTGCGATCATCCGCAATGATGGACTTGCGGTTGATCTTGCCTTCCGTTTCATCAGCCAGCAGATCGAGCATCCGTCGCGTCTCGCGCGACGGACCACCATAGGTCAGCTCCTGAATGCGGTACCCGATCCGGAGTTCGAGGTAGCCCCTGCTGTTGTTCGGGGCGGCGGTGGCGAACAACGCCTCCCACTGCGATTTCAGCTCGCTGACCGTCATCCGTTTCAAGTCCGCCAGCTGCGCAAGGACGGTTGCGTCGGTTTCGGCACTGTCTCCGGGGCGCATCGGACGCGGCTCTGTTCGCTTCGCGCTCGTCATCGGGTGTCCCCCGAGCGCGCACGCGGGCGGCGACGGCCATTCTTCATGGCGAGAATGTCGAAGCCGTCAGCGGTCTTCGACGATGCCATGGCCTGCCGAGAAAGAATGCGCCCTATGCCAGCGGCGAGGATCCGCCCCACCTCGGATAGGCGTTCGTTCGCCGACATGTTGTCCGGCGGTATGGGATTTGGACCGGATCGTGAGTCTTGCATGGAGACCGTTCGCGTTGAGTTGTCGATGAGCGAACGGTAGTCGTAAACCCGAAGTATGCAATACAAATCAATAGGTTATCGCATATCTGAGAATTCTTTTGAAATGCTGCGCAAGTGTTCCACGGTCGTGATGCTGCTTCCGGGCCGGATCGCGCCGAATCTAGTCTCGGCTTTCGGTTATTCGCGTTCCCATGAAGCGCTCGTATGTGTCCTGCATATGCTCATCCACCGACCAAACCCGGGGCGAGGCTCGCTCGAACATCAACAATGTTACGGACAGACCAAGACGCTCAGAGAAGATCGTCAGCTCACGCACCGGCTCGGATCCACGACGAAATGTCCAGATGCCTTCCGGAAGCTGGGTCGCCCGATCTTGTTCGCTCAATCCGCTCGGGCCCATTCCGGCGATGGAGCCCTCAGGGATCGGCATGCCCGACGGGATGAAGATCCCGGTCTTGAGCGCAGCATCGCTCGCTCGCCCCCACCGCGCGAAGCCGTCACAGGCGACCACCATCGCGGCGCGCATGTCGGTGAACTCGATCCATTTCCGAACGGCGGCGAGCAAAGAGACGCCATACCTGCGCGTGATATGGGCGAGAAGCTCACGCGACATTTCGTTTTGGCCGACCTGCAAACGATAATCGTCGATCGGCATGAGCAGGTAGGAAGCGAATGTGTCAGCTTCCTCCTCGCGCTCCCGCTCGGCCTGCTTCCATTCGTTCGATTGCAAGGGCAGGCATTCGAAGCCGCAAGCCCTGTTCAGCACGCCGTCCGAATAGTCCGCCGGCGACAGTTCCGGGCGATGGAGCATGTAGTGCCCGAACTCGTGGGCGATCGTGAAGCGCTCTCGCCCGCGATACTGAGGACTGGTCGAATAGACGATGTGCCAGGCCGGGCGCTTTTTGTGCGGTCGAAGCATGCCCTCGAATCCTGGCAGTTCATCGCCGATGATCTTATCGATGGGATCCCCGCAGTTGCGCGAAACCTCTTTCGCAAGAGCGGCGACATCGACCGGAAAGCGGTCGGATCCAAGGCTAAGCTCCAACAGCTTGGAGAGCCGGATCGCCTCTTTCCTCGGTGACTTCGCCGCCCCTTCGGCCATCAGTCGTCATCCAAGATATCGAGCATTTTGCGCAACCGCTCCTTCACGGGGGCATCCAGTTTCTTGTACTTGCGATAGAAAGCAAGATCTGTAGCCTCATCTTCCTCTTTGGCGCCGTCGCCCTCCAACAGGTAATCGGCCGTTGTTTCGAGTGCGGCGGCTATCTGCGCGAGTTTCTCGGCAGACGGGCGCGCGACGTCCTTGTTCTCGATCTCCCACATGTAACTTTTGCTGGATCCTACCTTTTCGGCCAGCGCTTCGAGAGTGAGGCCGCGCTTGCGCCGCTGCTCTCGGACTCGTTCCCCTAGGGGTGTTGGCACTGATCGTCCTCCTCGCTGTGCATGGTTCGTTTTCGCCATACTCCTAGTCCTTGACACGCCATACCCGCAACTCCTATATCTCGCGCTCAGGTTCGTAGTAACGAACTTAATTTCGCGTAACCACGAAACACAGGAGGCTGACATGGCCAAGGGTAAAGGGTCCGGGACCCATCACGTTGTTCCGAGTGCAAGTGGCGGCTGGGACATCCGTCGCGGCGGCGCGGATCGCGCCAGCGCCCACTTCGACCGCAAGTCCGACGCGGTCGAGCGGGCGCGGGAGATCAGCAGCAATGCCGGCACCGAACTGAAGATCCACAACCAGGACGGCCGCATCGGGCAGTCCGATTCGCACGGGAATGACCCGCGCAACATCAAGGGCTGAGGAGGTCCGAACATGGCATCAGTGACGAGCTTCTTCCGCAACATGCCTGCCTCGTCGCTGCAGGCCTATTTCGACCACACCGGCATCGCGTTGCCGACGACAGTCGACTGGACCGCGCCCGAGCCGGAGGTCGTCCGGGTCGCGCTCCGCGCTGTCGATGAAATGGACGACGAAGCGAAGGCTCGCGTCCTCAACGACGCCGAGCGCGTCAGCGGGCTCGCTGACGACGCTGGTCAGGCCGCGCTCTACAGCGTGGTCGACGACCGTGCCCTTCTTGACGTTCTCGCGAACGGCCATGCCCGATCGCTCTGGATGTTCTTGAACCGTCCGATCTTGTTCCGTCACGCCGAGGAGGTGCGGTTCACGGATGAGAAGCGTCGCGGGCGCAGTTGGGATGGCTTCATCATTGAAGCTGGCTGCACCGTCAGCCGCGATCCGGTCGCTATCGACGCATTCAAGGCGTCGCTCCGTACCCGCTTTGCCTCGACCAACGTCCACGTCGATGTTTTCGAGCGTGTGCGCGCGACCTTCGAGGGTGAGGATTGCGATCTGGTTCAGATCACCGTTTACCGGGAAGGCCTGCCGGACGATCTCTTGGCGTTCGACGATGGCGGTTCTCTCGTGCGCCGTGCTTATCGTCCGGTCTTCGAGGCTGCGATGACGTATGAGCCCGCGACCGGAGTGGTCGAGGTGGTGGCGAGCGACCGGGAGAGCCGCGCCGAAATGGCGATGTTCCTGGCCCGCGATCTCCTCGGCGTCGACTTCCAGAACGAGAAGGTGCCGGTTCGCCGCTATGACCTCGATGTTCTGCTGTCGCCCTTCGATTTTCCGACCGATCTCGAAGACGGCATCGAGCGGGTCGATGTCCGCCTGTTGCGGCTGATGCCGCTCGACACTGTCGGCGAGCGCGTCACGCTGGAGTGCATGGCCAAGGCGGGCCGCACCATCTGGAGCATGGCGGAGGAGCGGCTCGGGCCGGGCAATCCGATCGACGGCGGATGGGTTGCCACGCAGGCCAAGCTGGCCATCAAGTTCCACCCCAAGGGTGAGGCAAAGCGCGGCCGGACCCTCCCGCTGACGATCACCATGCCGCATGGCTGCAATCTCAGGGACCAGACCGAGGAAGAGCAGTTGATCGGCGAGAAGTATCTTCGCCGCTGGGGAATCCTCGCCGATGACGCGCTCTCTCCGAAGTTCTGATCACGACGCGCTGGCCCTTATCTGCGCGGTCGCCCAGACCCGTGATGCGCGCATCACCTCCGCGGCCTTGTCGAACTACTACCCGGCAGCCGGCGCGCAGCTTCAGGCGCTCGGCGTGCTGACCCGGGTGGGCGATGGGGCGGCGGCGACGTCCTTGGCCGACCATGAGGATACGCCGGTCGCCCTTGCGCGCTCACCTGACGGTCGTTCCTTCGGCTATTTCAGCCCGCAGGCGGGATGGGTAACTGCATCGCCGGACGATCAATCGGTCTTTGCCCTTAGTTTTGAGACTCTTCTGCCGAAGCTCTTTGATGGGCTCGACTGCCCGTTGGTCTCCCGTCCAGTGCAGCTGCTGCCCGGTTTGCTCTGGGAGGTCGGAGGCGCCCGTTTGCCGGGGCGCTCGGCCCGTGTGCCGGTCTGGATCGGTCGCCGCCTTTCAGACCCGGCGACATGGGCCTTGCTTCTTCAGCATTTCCAGCAGCGTCCATCACCGGGATTGCGCATTGTGCTGTCGCTGACAGCCGAGGCGAAGCTTCCAAAGACCTATGTCAGCGGGCACGAAATCATCGCGGTTCAATCCGTCATTGATGCAATCGATGGCTTCCGGATCGATCCGCAGATTCTTGCCGCGCGCCTGGCGCATGGGCGCGACGACGGCCAGCCCGTGACCATGGCTGCGGATGGAGCTTCGATCACGGTCAGGGGCAAGAGCTACGCGTTCACCGGCACGAAGCAGCGGGCAATTGTCCGCCATCTCTATGGAGCATGGATTTCCGGGAGCGCGGAATGCCTCACTGCCGAGGTCTTGGAGAGCGCGGGTTTCAACGTCTCCGTCAACACACTGGCGAAGGCCTTCGCCAAGCGATCTGACTGGCGCGAGTTTATCAAGGAGGAAGGCGGACGCTGTTGGATCTACCTATGAAGTGCCACTGCCACGTTGGCTGCGCCGCCCTCCGGGGCGGCTTTTTCATTTCAGCGCACAGATTTGCGATTCCTCCGCTGGCTCCTTCCTTTCTCCTCCCCGGCTCCTACCCGCCCACACGCCATCGTCTCCGCAGGTTTTCGACACAAACCCAAGGAGACGAGAATGACCGTCAGGCATCTGAACCAGATCGAGCTCGCCGCTCGCTGGAACATCAGCCACCGCACGCTTGAGCGTTGGCGGTGGTCCGGGGAAGGTCCCCGTTTCATCAAGATCGGCGGCCGGGTGGTTTACCGGCTGGAAGACATTGAAGAATTCGAGGCGGTCCAGCTCTGCAAGAGCACCGCCGACAAGCCTGCCCTCAAGTCGGCGTGAGGGCGGCGATGACGATCCCCAACCACATCACCCTCGACGCGCTCCGGCAGATGCCGATCGGCGACATCGTGGCATTGCCCGCCGAGCAGCTGGCGCTCCTCCATGAAGAAGCCGACGCCGCGCTCAAGGCCGCCAAGACCCTCAAGGACTGGCTCGATGGCGCCATCGGGCTCCGCTACGGCGAGCGCGCTTCGCAGGCGCGGATCGCCATGGCGAAGGATACCGGCACGGTCCGCTTTGCCGATGGCACGGTCACCATCGTCGCCGACCTGCCGAAGAAGGTCGAGTGGGACCAGGCGAAGCTCGCTGCGCTCGTCGAGACCATCCCCGCCGGGGGCGAGAACCCCACCGACTATGTCGAGATCACGTTCGGCGTCTCCGAGCGCGCCTACGGCGCATGGCCGGAGTCGATCCGCCGCGCCTTCACTCCGGCCCGCACGCTGAAGACCGGCAAGCAGACCTTCCGACTTCTCCGCGACTGAAAGGATCACCCATGTTCCCGTTCGGCAAATCCAAGCCCGAAACCCCTCTGTCCGCGCTCGAAGCGCTGAAGAAGGCGCACTACAGCCTCGCCTCATTGCCTGAGACGATCCGGATCCCGGCAGCGCCGCAGCGTGGCGAAACCGACGCCAAGCCGATTACCGAGGCGACGATCGACGACATCGCCTTCGCGCTGCGCGGACTGGAGGCGGCGTCCAGCGCCCTCATCGATCAGATGTACGCCCTGCGCAAGCTCAGCCAGATCGCGCGCGATGCCGGCGCTCTCGGCGCGCACCGTGCCGTCGAGGCTGCGGCCCGCGCCAGGACGGAGCGCTGACCATGGCGCTCCCCATCATCACCGCTGACCAGCGGCTCGCGGAACCTCGCGGCATCAAGGGTACGATCTTCGGCAAATCCGGCATCGGAAAAACCAGCCTGCTCTGGACGCTCGATGCCGAGTCCACCTTGTTCATGGACCTCGAGGCGGGCGACCTTGCCATCGAGGGATGGCCCGGCGATACGGTGCGTCCGCGCACCTGGCCCGAATGCCGCGACTTCGCCGTGTTCATCGGCGGGCCGAACCCCGCACTGCGCGACGACCAGGCATACAGCCCCGCGCATTTCGCGGCGGTCTGCGAACGCTTCGGCGATCCCGGTGTCATGGATCGCTACCGGACGATCTTCATCGACTCGATCTCGGTCGCCGGCCGCTTGTGTTTCCAGTGGTGCAAAGGCCAACCCGACGCCTTCTCTGAGAAGACAGGTAAGCCCGACATTCGCGGCGCTTACGGCCTGCACGGTCGCGAGATGATCGCGTGGCTCACCCATCTCCAGCACACAAGGGCCAAGAACGTCTGGTTCGTCGGCATCCTCGACGAGAAGCTGGACGACTTCAACCGGCGCATCTTCCAGCCGCAGATCGACGGATCGAAGACCGGTCTCGAACTGCCTGGCATCGTCGATGAAGTGCTGACGATGGCAGAGATCAAGGACGACGCGGGAACGCCCTATCGCGCCTTCGTCTGCCACACGATCAATCCGTGGGGCTTTCCCGCCAAGGACCGGTCAGGGCGTCTTTCGCCCGTCGAAGAGCCGCATCTCGGTCGGCTGATGACGAAGATCCGCGGCCCCGTGAAGCCCGCCGCCGAGCGCCTGGCGTTCAGCCGGCCGGACGCCGCGAACCCCACCACTGACATCACCCATCCCGAAAACGCCTGAAGAGGAGCAACCAGTCATGTCTGGATCCTGGAACGACTTCAACGACGCCAAGCAGAACAGCAACATCATTCCGAAGGGCACGCTGGCCAAGGTGCGCCTCACCATCCGTCCGGGCGGCTTCGACGATCCGACTCAGGGCTGGACCGGAGGCTATGCGACGCGTGGCACGACCGGTTCGGTCTATCTGTCCGGCGAGTTTACCGTGCTCGAAGGACCCTATGCGCGGCGCAAGATCTTCACGCTGATCGGGCTCTACAGCCCGAAGGGTCCCGACTGGGCCAATATGGGCCGCAGCCTGATCCGCGGCATGTTGAATTCCGCTCGCGGCATTTCCGACAAGGATTCCTCGGCTCAGGCGCAGGCAGCGCGCCGCATCAGCGGTTTCGCCGATCTCGATGGGCTGGAGTTCGTGGCCCGCATCGATGTCGGGACCGACACCAACGGCGAGGAGAAGAACGAGATCCGCGCCGCCGTCACGCCAGACCACAAGGAGTACGCGCCGCTGGCGGGCGCAGCAGCGAGGGCACCGGCTCCGCAGCCTCAAACTGCGCAGGCTTCGATGCCCCAGCCGGGCATTCGTCCCTCCTGGGCGCAGTGAGGGCCGCTACCCATGCTGTTGCGACCCCGCCAGAAACTGTTCGTCGAGCGAAGCGTCAGCGCGCTTTCGCAACATGGAAACACGCTCGCCGTGGCCCCGACCGGGGCCGGCAAGACGATCATGCTCTCGGCTGTCGCGGGGCGCATGATCGCCGATCCCGACGCCAAGGCCTGCGTTCTCGCTCATCGTGACGAGCTCACCGACCAGAACCGCGACAAGTTCCGCCGTGTCGTGCCCGGTCTCTCCACGTCCGTCGTCGATGCGCGCGAGAAGTCCTGGAAAGGGCAAGTCACCTTCGCAATGGTTCCGACGCTGGCGCGCACCGGCAATCTCGATGCGATGCCGACGCTCGATCTTCTGGTGATCGACGAGGCGCACCATGCGGCGGCCGACAGCTATCGCCGGATCATCGACCAGGCGCTGCAGACCAACCCGGCATGCCGGATCTATGGGGTTACGGCTACGCCCAACCGTGGCGACAAGCGCGGCCTTCGCGCCGTCTTTTCGAATGTCGCGGATCAGATCCGCATCGGCGAACTGATTTCCTCCGGCCATCTCGTGCCGCCGCGCACCTTCGTCATCGACGTCGGTGTCCAGGATCAGCTCACCAAGGTGCGGCGCACCGCCGACGACTTCGACATGAGCGAAGTCGATGCGATCATGAACCGGACTCCGGTGACCGACGCCGTCATTCGGCAATGGCAGGAAAAGGCCGGAAACCGGCAGACCGTTGTCTTCTGCTCCACCGTCGATCATGCCCGCAATGTCGCCCGCGCATTCAAGGACGCGGGCATTCCTGCCGGGCTCGTCCATGGCGAAATGCTGGATGCCGAGCGCAAATCCGTGCTCGGGGCCTACGCGGCGGGCGATCTTCGCGTGGTGGTCAACGTCGCGGTTCTGACCGAGGGCTGGGATCATCCTCCCACGAGCTGTGTCGTCCTCCTGAGGCCGAGCTCCTACAAGTCGACGATGATCCAGATGATCGGCCGTGGCCTGCGCACGGTCTCGCTGGATGAACATCCCGGTGTTCTGAAGACTGACTGCGTGGTGCTCGATTTCGGCACGTCGACGCTGCTTCACGGATCGCTCGAACAGGATGTCGACCTGAACGGCCGCGAGTCCACTGGCGAAGCGCCGACGAAGGACTGTCCCGAATGCGGCGCGGTCGTTCCGCTCGCCACCACCGAGTGTCCGCTTTGCGGCCACCATTGGGAACGGGATGAGACCAGCGAGGCCACACCGCTCGGCGAATTCGTGATGTCGGAAATCGACCTCCTGAAGCGGTCGAGTTTCCGGTGGTGCGATCTGTTCGGCGACGACGCCGCGCTCATCGCCAGTGGCTTCAACGCCTGGGGCGGGGTCTTCTTTCTCAATGGCCGCTGGTACGGCATCGGTGGCGTCCAGAAACAGCGGCCGCATCTGCTGGCGGCCGGCGAACGCACGGTCTGTCTCGCGGCAGCCGATGACTGGCTGAACGAACACGAGAGCGACGAGAGCGCGCACAAGACCCGGCGGTGGCTGAACCAGCCGCCGACCGAAAAGCAGCTCGCGTTCCTGCCGCCCGAGTACCGGCAGGATTTCGGGCTCACGCGCTACCAGGCATCGGCGCTCCTGGCGTTCCGCTTCAACCGCGATGCCATTCGCTCGCTCGTTTTCGGCGCAGCGGACGCCGCTCCCGCTGACCTGATCGGGAGGGCTGCATGATGGAGCGCCCCCATGAACATGACATCCTCGGATCGCCTTCGTCTCTGGCATCCGCGTGGGACGCTCTGCGCCGTTTGCCGTTGTCCGACCCGTGGCTTTGGCTGGTTCGACCCGGTGCGATCGAAGCAGCCGCGCCCCTCGGTCTGGTTCTGCTCGATCGCCTGCCAAGGCTTCTGGACGCGCTTGGCGCGGGAGCGTTGGGCCATGGTTGACCTCACCGAACAGGAAAAGGCGGCCATCCGCGCCAGCATGAAGCCGCTTGCCGAGATCATGGAAGAAATCGGCTGGCAGACACGGCTCGCCGAGCTCTCGGAAGCTCAGGTTCGAACCCTGATCGAAGTCGCCGTCGGCGGATTTCAGGATGCCATGCGCGCCATCGCCCAAGGCTCTGCCGAAACGCGCGGGGATGCGGAGATCCCGTTCTGATGCTCGACTTCAATCACCGCTCCCTGATCGCCGAACGCATCAACGCGCTGATCGACGGCAGCCTCGATGCCGCACGCGCCGTGACGCCGCCCCGGACCTATCTGGGTGGATCGCGGCTCGGGCAGCCTTGCGAGCGCGCGTTGCAGTTTGAGTTCGCCGGTGCGCCGAAGGACGACGGCTCCGACTTCGACGGCCAGACGCTGCGGATCTTCGAGATCGGCCACGCGCTCGAAGATCTGGCCATCCGCTGGCTCCGTGGTGTGGGCTTTGATCTTTACACCCGCAAGGGCAATCGCGCGGCCGGGCAGCAGTTCGGTTTCTCGATCGCCGGTGGCCGCGTTCGCGGTCATGTCGACGGGATCATCGCTGCAGCCCCCGTCCAGCTGGGCCTTGCCGTTCCAGCGCTCTGGGAATGCAAGACCATGAACGCCCGGAACTGGCGAGAGACCGTTGCCAAGGGCGTCGTCATCGCCAAGCCGGTCTATGCGGCGCAGATCGCCCTCTACCAGGCCTACATGGAAGCGAGCGTCCCTGGCATCTGTTCCAATCCGGCGCTGTTCACCGCCATCAACAAGGACACGGCCGAACTGCACCACGAGCTTGTGGCCTTCGATGCCGGTCTTGCCCAGCGGATGAGTGATCGCGCCGTCCGGATCCTGCAGGCGACGGACGCAGGCGAACTGCTGCCCCGGATCGCGACCACCCGCGACTTTCATGAATGCCGGATGTGCCCCTGGGGCCAGCGCTGCTGGGGCCTGCCGGCATGAGCGATCACAAGGTCGTTTCCCTCGATGCCTGGCGCGACTTCAACGATGCGACGCCGCAGGTCGATCCGTTCGACGTCGAGCCAGATCGTGAGCAGATCGCCGTCTTTCTCGACGTCGTCTTCGGCTATTGCGACGGCTGGGTTCCGCTACGCGGCTTCATCGACAAGGGCCAGGGGATCGACGGTAGGCCGCACAATGCCTGGATCGAAGCCGATGCCGGCCTGCTGGAGAAGGCGATTGCCTTTGCAGGTTGGGCGGCGCGCGAGGGTGCTGCCTTCTATGTGGTGCCAGGAACGGTGGCCGAGAGCGGAAAGGCCAAGTCCGCCGATGTGCGCCAGATGCAAACGGTGCTCGTCGATCTCGATGCCGGCGACATCGCGGCCAAACTCGACCACCTGATCCGGCATCTCGGCGAGCCGAGCCTGATCGTCGAAAGCGGTGGCCGCACGCAGGACGGTCTCGACAAGCTGCATGTCTGGTGGCGCCTGAATGAGCCTGCCGAAGCCGAGGACATCACGCTGCTTTGCCGGCTGCGCCGCGACATCGCGATCAAGGTTGGTGGCGACACGCATTTTCGTTCGGCGCACCAGCCGATCCGTCTGGCGGGATCCATTTATCACAAGGGCGGCTTCAAGCGCCTCGTCACCATCCGCCGCCACAACCCGCATATCGAGGTGGACCTGCGCGATTTCGCGGAACGGGTCGACGCCATGCCGCCTCTCGTCGGCATTGGATCGGAACCCGGACCAGCCACCTCGAAGCCGTCCATTGCCGATGTTCTGACGACGCCGGTTCGGGAAGGCAGCGAGGATGCATGGACCCGGTTTCAGGGTGCGAGCGCCGCCATCGGCCATTTCATCCGGCTGGCCCATGAGGGGCGGATGAGCCGTGACGAGGCCTGGGAAGCGATCTGCCAGTACAACGCCGCGATGCTGCGCCCGAGCTGGTCGTTGGAACGGTTAGCATTGGAGGCGCAGCGCCTGTGGCGGCTGCACGAAGAACGGCACGGTCCGCCGCTCGAACGTCTGGCGGTTCCGCCGATGTCGCCATTGCCGACCTTCACGCTCGGCACGCTCCTCGACGACAGGAGCCCGATGCCGGATGACATCATTGGGCCGCGCGTGCTCACGCCGGGTGGAATGCTGGTTCTCGGCGGCGCGCCCAAGGTCGGAAAGAGCGACTTCCTGATCAGCCTGCTGGTGCACATGGCGGCCGGTATTCCGTTCCTCGGCTTCGCGCCATGTCGCCCGTTACGGATCTTCTATCTGCAGGCCGAGATCCAGTACCACTATCTGCGCGAGCGGCTTCAGGGCATCCGGCTCGACCCGGCTCTGCTCTCCGCCGCCCGCGACAATCTGGTAGCGACGCCGAAGATCCGAATGCTGCTCGATGCGGGTGGTGTTTCGCGCGCCGTGGCGGCCGCCCGGGCGCATTACGGCCATGGCGCGCCCGACATTCTCTGCATCGATCCGATCCGCAACCTGTTCGACGGTGGTCCGGACGGCGGCGGCGAGAATGACAACACGGCGATGCTTTTCTTCCTGCAGGAACGTGTCGAGGTATTCAGGGATTCAGTGGCGCCGGACGCCGGGCTGATCCTCTGCCATCACACCCGCAAGATCACCAAGAAGCAGTTGGCCGAGGATCCGTTCATGGCGCTCTCGGGCGCTGGAAGCCTGCGCAGCTTCTATACCTCCGGCATCATCATGCATCGGCCCGACGAAGAACGTCCCGAGCGGATGCTGCATTTCGAGCTGCGCAACGGCCCGGGCATCGAGCCGAAGATCATCGACAAGACCGATGGACGCTGGGTGGAAGTCGACCGTTCAGGCGAGCGGCTGGTGCGCAGATCGCTGGGCGAGCGGCTCGATGCCGAGCGCGTGCGCAAGCATGATGTCATCCTCGGCATTCTCCTCGACGAAGCGCTGGCCGGACGGCTCTACACCATCAACCAGTTCGCGGAGGCGTTCGAGAACCGCGGCGGGCTTGGCGGCAAGGACACGATCCGGGACCGCCTGAACGTGCTCGCCACCAAAGGCTTCGTGAAATTCGTCCGCGACGGCGCGCCCTACGGCTGTGGCCCGTCCCGATCCCGCTTCGGGTTTCTGTGCGTCGAAGCGATGGTCATTCCGACAGACGGCGAAGCGGTCGATCCCGAAACCGGCGAGGTCTCGCAGGCCACCATCGCGGTCCTGCCGACCCACTACAAATCGCCCCAGACCGGCGCGTTGCTTGAGGTCGAGAACCCGCATGTCTGGGTCTATCCGGAGGGCGAACCGTCATGATCGCCCTCGCGACGCTTATCGCGCAGGCCTGCGCTCCGGCCAGATTGAGCCAGATGGGGCGTGGTCCCGAAACTGCTCCGTCATCCCCGCGCCGAACTTCGCTCCAACCCGCCGAGACCAGATTGGGCACGATGCCCAAACTGCCCCTTCGGAATTGCGCTTCGACCAGATCAGCTGCGCTGCAATCAGATTGGGCGGCGCGCGCTGGCCGAAACTCCCGAAACTGGAATTTCCTTTTCCCCGTCAATGCTTTGCCGTGGCCCACGAGTTTCGGGGCTGAAAGCCACCCCTTTCAGGGGTGGGGGAGACCGCCGCAGGCGGGGTCTCCCATTCCCACCCCTGGGGCTTCGTGCGCGCGGCGTGCCGACACTCCTCCCAACGAAACACCAAACGAAGGATCCGTCCCAATGAGCATGATTGCGTCACCTGTTCCCGAGCCCGCCCCTTTTCCGGCAGCTCTGGCTTCATCGACACGAAGCTCCGCCATCTTGGCGCTCGACCTTGGCACGACGACGGGCTGGGCCAGCCGGATCGGTGGCATCGTGCACAGCGGCACGGTCTCGTTCCGCCCCAGCCGCTACGATGGAGGTGGCATGCGCTATCTGCGTTTCCAGCGCTGGCTCGACGCTCTGGCTCACGACGGCGGCGGACTGGGCACCATCTACTTCGAAGAGGTGCGTCGTCATGCGGGCACGGATGCCGCCCATCTCTACGGTGGCTTCCTCGCCACGCTGACCTCATGGTGCGAACGCGAACAGGTCGCCTATCAGGGTGTCCCCGTCGGCACCATCAAGCGCTTTGCCACCGGCAAGGGCAACGCCGGCAAGGACGCGGTGCTGACCGCCATTCGCCTGCGCGGGTATCAACCGGTTGACGATAACGAAGCCGACGCCATCGCGCTCCTGCTCTGGGCCATCGAAACCGAGGGAGGTGTGCGATGAGGGAATGGACACCGAGCCTGGTCGAAGAGAGGCTGGCTGAAGCAGCCTATGTTCTCAAGCGCCTGCCCGAGGAGAAGGTGCAGGGCTATTTCAGCACCTGGCCAACCATGCTGTACGAGTTCAGCGATCTCGTCGGCCAGGAGCCGAAGCCGATGCGCGTGTTGCCATCGCCTGCCGCGATCAGCCGCATGGAGGAGACACTCAGCTGGACCGTGGGTCTCGACCCGATCGACGGCAAAATCATCTGGATGCGTGCCTACGGCGAACGCTGGAAGACGATCTGCTGGACGGTCGGGCTTCAGCGTTCTGCCGCCCACCAGCATTGGCTCTATGCGCTGTGCGTCATTGCGTATCGTCTTAACGGTCGTCGGCTCAATCGAAGCCATTCCAAGCAGAAAGTAATCGCACTGGCTGGCGCGGCGAAACGTTGAGTGATCGGTAAAACTATGTCCGCCGGACAGTTTTCGCGCGGACAGAAAAGCGGGTTCAGGGTAGATTTCGGGCTATCCTCGGGAGAGGCGTACACAGTGAACATCGCCATTCCTACCTGCCTGACGAGCTTGGTTCCTTCCCGGCCATTATCGTATGCGGGAGGGCGCGGCGCGAAACGTCGCTAGCGCCAGGCCGGATTTTTTGGGAAGCCACCCCGGAGTCCGGCATCTTTCAAGGCCGCTCCGAAGTCCCGACGAACACACGCTTTTTTGTCTCGTGGTCGCTTGCCATGCCTGGACCCTTCGCGGAGTCCAGCCCGGTATCCGGTATCCGGCATCCAGCGGCCATTCGACGACAGCACGCCCAGCCATCACCGGACATCATGACCCTCAGCTTCGCCCCGGAAGCGATCGAGACCTGGCCGCTCGACCGCCTGCGCCCCTATGCGCGCAACGCCAAGACCCATGGCTCGGACCAGGTCGCCAAGATCGCCGCGAGCATGGCGGAGTTCGGCTGGACGGTTCCCGTGCTGGTGTCGAGCGATGGCGAAGTCATTGCCGGCCATGGCCGCATCATGGCGGCCGCGCAGCTTGGTCTCACCGACGCGCCGGTCATCGTGCTCGATCATCTGACCGAAGCGCAGCGTCGCGCCTATCGCATCGCTGACAACAAGCTGACCGAACTCGGGGCTTGGGACGAAGCGCTGCTGTCCGGCGAACTGAACGACCTCGTCGCCGATGAATTCGACCTGTCGCTGATCGGCTTCTCCGATGGCGAACTCGACCGGCTGCTCGCGCTGGAACCGGGCGATGAGGCATCCGACGGCGCGGGCGTCGCCCCCGTCGTGATCCCGGAACCGCCGCGCAATCCCGCATCCCGCCTCGGGGATCTTTGGATTCTTGGCGATCACCGGCTGCTCTGCGGCGACAGCACGAGTGCCGCCGATGTCCGCCGCCTGATGAATGGCGAGCGGGCGATCCTGTTCGCGACCGACCCGCCTTATCTCGTCGATTACGACGGTTCGAACCACCCGACCCGGAACAAGGATTGGTCCGCGTCCTATGGCACGACCTGGGATGACAGCAGCCAGGGCGCGGAGCTGTATGACGGGTTCATCGCGGCAGCCGTTGCCGAGGCGATCGCGGAAGACGCCGCTTGGTATTGCTGGCACGCCTCGCGCCGCCAGGCGATGCTGGAAGCCTGCTGGGAGAAGGCGGGCGCGTTCGTCCATCAGCAGATCATCTGGGTGAAGGACCGCGGGGTTCTGACCCGGTCGCATTACCTCTGGAAGCACGAGCCCTGCTTCATGGGCTGGATCAAGGGCAAGCGTCCGCCGAAGGTGGCTGAGGAAACGCTGGCCTCGACTTGGGCGCTGCCGAGTTTCGCCAAAGACGACCGGCCCGATCACCCGACACCGAAGCCGCTCGACGCCTTCGGGATCCCGATGCGTCAGCATGTGGCGCGCGGCGGTCTTTGCTACGAGCCGTTTTCAGGTTCGGGATCGCAGATCATGGCGGGCGAGGCCAATGGCCGCCGTGTCTTCGCGATGGAGATCAGCCCGGCCTATGTGGATGTCGCCATCGAACGCTGGCAGGCCGACACCGGGCGCGAGGCGATCCTTGCTGGCGACGGACGGACCTTCGCGCAGGTGAGAACCGAGCGGCTGGGCGACGGAACGGGCAGCCCCCCCGATACACCCGACGTCGATCCTGAGCCTGCGCGAAAGCGCAAATCCGCAGCGTGACATGCATGACCTGGCTCTACATCCCTCCGGAGATGCTTCCGGAGCGGGAGACGCGTGCCTTTTCGGCCTGTCCCTCTGCTCCGGCGCTGGTGGCATCGACCTCGGGCTCTCCATCGCACTGCCCGGATATCGTGCTGTGGGCTATGTCGAACGGGAAACCTTCGCCGCAGCCATTATCGTGGCGCGGATGGAAGACGCGTCCCTGGATCAAGCTGTTGTCTGGGACGACGTTGGCACCTTCGACGGCCGCCCGTGGCGCGGCGCGGTGGACATCGTCACTGCAGGCTATCCGTGCCAGCCGTTCTCCGTCGCGGGCAAGCGCCGGGGCGCGGACGACCCGCGCCACCTCTGGCCACATGTCGCCCGCATCATCAGCGAGGTCGAGCCGCCCTTTGTCTTCCTCGAGAATGTCGCCCATCATCTCCGCCTCGGCTTCCCCGAAGTCGCCGCAGGATTGGTCGGCATGGGCTACCGCCTTGCGGCAGGCCTCTTCACGGCGGCGGAAGTCGGCGCGCCCCACAAGCGCGAACGCCTGTTCATCCTCGCCATCCGCGAGGGCAACAAGCTGGCCGACCCCGCGCGCCTGCTCTGGCACCCGGTCGAGTGGCGGGAACCGGACCGAACTGCTGCGCCTCTGGCCGACGCCGAGGGCCAGCGCCAACGAGAACCGGCAGACGAAACCGACGCCCTCGCAGGAAGCGGGGCAGCACGGGATGAACCTGGCAACGACGGCAGCCCTGTGGCCGACGCCGCAGATCGACAGTTTCCGCAGCCGGGGTGGCGAACGGAAGGACGAGAAAGGTCTGGACCGCATGGCGCGCGACTGGCCGACGCCGATGGCGAACGATGGCTGCAAGCCGAGCGCGGGCAACCGGCGGACAGCCGACCTGACCCATGCGGCCGGGATGTGGATGACACCAACGGCGCGCGATCACAAGGATGGGGCAACGAGCTTGGCGAACACCCCGGTGAACGGCCTGCTTGGCCGCCAGGTCCTGGCGACGCCGATGGCTGGGAGCGATACCTCCCATGCGCGCCGGACCTTGAACCCGCTGTTCGTCGAGGCGCTGATGGGCTGGCCCACCGGGTGGACCGGCTTCGCCTCTGTGGCAATGGCGTGGTCCCGCTGGTTGCGGCGCATGCGCTCAGAACTCTCGCGGCTGAATTGCTGGCTGCTGAATGAGGCGGTGGCATGAAGCAATCGCGCGTCATGTCGCTGGCCGAGTCCCTCGCCAATGTCATCGTCGGCTTTGGAGTGGCCGTCGTAACCCAGCTCCTCGTCTTTCCCCTCTTCGGGCTGCACACGACACTCTCCGAGAACCTGACGATCGGCGCGATCTTCACCGTGGTGTCGATTGGCCGATCCTATTGCCTTCGAAGAATATTCGAGGGACTGCGCGTGTACCGGGAGAGCAAGAAAGCCGCCGAGGCCTGACCTCGACGGCTTTGGGATGTTCGAGTCAGGCGATCCGGTAAATCCGCCCGCGTCCCTCGACCTTCTCCGAGGTCACGTCGAGGCCGAGCTTCTTCTTAAGCGCTCCGGCGATCGCGCCGCGCACCGTGTGGGCCTGCCAGCCGGTGGCGGTGGTGATCTCCTCGATGGTTGCGCCGTCCGGCGCGCGCAGCATGGCGATCAGCGAGGCCTGCTTGGTCCCCGCGCGCGGCGTACGCGTCGAATGTGCGGCTTCGGCGTCGCTATCCGGAGCGGGATCCTGCTGCGGCGCTTCTGTCGCGCTCGCGGGCGCGGTTTCGGCTTCATCGGGCTCGATGCCGATGGCGGCAAGGCCTGCATCGGTCGCGACCAGTGTCGTGCCATGGCCGTCTCCGGTTTCGCGCCAGACCGGTTCGCCCCGTCGTGCGTTGATGTCGACCTCCTGCAACAGGCCCTTCGCGATCATCGTGCTGACGACCTTTGCGGCAGCGCCACCCCGCAGGCTGTCCGGCAGCGGCAGGGCGATGCGTTCGGGTCGCTGTGCGGCAGCGCTCAGGATGATGGCTTGGGTGTCGGAAAGCTGGGTCATTTTGAACCTCCGGTTCGAGAGCGGCGCGACCATCGCGGCGCTTCTACGAGGCCAAGCCCCGCTCCCGCGGGGCTGGCGCGGAGGCCATCCGGATCATTCGGCGTGTTCGCCCTCGCGGAAGGCGCTGTCGGTGATGCGCTTCAGGAGTTCGGCGTAGTGGGCGAGCGTTCCGACGTGGCCCCAATGCACTTCGTCCGGATGAACATCGAAATGCTCGTCGCTCAGGGCGGTAAGTCGCGCCAGCATGGCGTCGATCTCGACCTTGCGGGCGATGAAGGCGTCGAGGGCCTGGGCGTTTCGGGCTGCGCGGGTCATTGGAATTCTCCTTGGGTTCTGACCCCATACAGGCTCTGTCCCGGACGCTTATCAAGGCAATAAGTGCATCAAAACATTATGTTTTCGGAGCTAGCATGCAGGGCATGAGCGAGCGCCAGTACGCGTCCCATGTCGGCTTGTCGCGGGGCGCGATCCAGAAGGCGAAGACCTCCGGAAGGCTCGTCCTTCATGCCGATGGTTCGATCAATGCGCGGGCCAGCGATGCGCGCCGCGCGTACATGACCGATCCCTCGAAGCAGCGCCGGGATGGCGTCGATGCCAAGCTGAAGCCCGTCCCCGATGCGGCCTTGTCCGCTGTCGGTGACACCCTTCGCGAGAGCGGAATCGCGCCGTCTCCGGCAGGCGGCGGAACGACGTTCCTTCAGGCCAAGACCGCCAACGAGGTGCTGAAGGCGCAGGAACGGCGTCTGCGTCTGCAGCGCATGAAGGGCGAGGTCATCGACCGCGCGCGGGCGACGGCGCTTGTTTTCCGACTGGCGCGTGAGGAACGCGATGCGTGGGCGAACTGGCCCGCACGGATCGCGGCGCTGATGGCGGCGGAGCTCGGCCTCGAAGCGCACGCGATGCAGAAGGTTCTGGAGACCCATGTCCGAGCGCACCTCGCCGATCTCGCCGAGGTCGCCACAGACTTCCGATGAGCTGTTCGCCTTCGAAGGCGTCGATGCGCTCGTCCAGGCCTGGCGCGATGGGCTGACGCCCGATCCCGCGCTCACCGTCGCGGAATGGGCGGATCGGCATCGGTTCCTGAGCCCGCGCGCTTCGGCCGAACCCGGGCGCTATCGCACCGATCGCACGCCCTACATGCGCGCCATCATGGATGCGCTGTCGCCCGGCAACGCCGCACGTCGCATCGTCTTCATGAAGGCGGCGCAGGTCGGCGCGACCGAGGCTGGCAACAACTGGATCGGTTATGTCATCCACCATGCTCCGGGGCCCATGCTCGCGGTCCAGCCGACGGTGGAACTGGCCAAGCGCTTCTCGCGCCAGCGCATCGATCCGCTGATCGCGGAAAGCCCGGTGCTGCGCGAGCGCGTCAAGCCGCAACGCTCGCGCGACGCGGGCAACACGGTTCTGTCGAAGGAGTTTCCGGCGGGGCTTCTAGTCATCACCGGCGCCAACAGCGCGGTCGGCCTGCGCTCCATGCCGGCGCGCTACCTGTTTCTCGACGAGGTGGATGCCTATCCGCCGTCAGCCGACGAGGAAGGCGATCCGGTCGCCTTGGCCGAGGCGCGCACGCGCACCTTTTCCTGGCGGTCGAAGGTTTTTCTCACCTCGACGCCGACGATCCATGGCGTGTCGCGGATCGAGCGCGAATTCGAAGCGAGCGACCAGCGGCGCTACTTCGTGGCCTGCCCGCATTGCGATCACCGCCAGTGGCTCCGCTTCGAGCGCCTGCGCTGGGAGAAGGGCCAACCGCACACGGCGCACTACTCTTGCCAAGCCTGTGAGGGCCGGATCGAGGAGCATCACAAGACGGCCCTGATGATGTCCGGCGAGTGGCGTCCGACCCGCGACGATGTGCACCCGGGAACGGTTGGTTACCACCTCTCCGGGCTTTATTCGCCGGTGGGCTGGCTCTCGTGGGCCGATATCGCCCGGATGTGGGAAGCGGCGCAGACCAGCGACGAGGCCAAACGCAGCTTCAAGAATGGCGTCCTCGGCGAGACCTGGATCGAGACCGGCGAAGCGCCAGACTGGCAGCGTCTTTATGAGCGGCGCGAGCCATGGCGCATCGGCACGGTGCCGAGCGGCGGTCTGTTTCTGACGGCCGGCGCCGACATCCAGAAGGATCGCATCGAAGTCTCGATCTGGGCCTGGGGTCGCGGGCTCGCGAGCTGGCTCGTCGACCATATCGTCATTCCCGGCGGCCCGGACAGTGCCGATGCGTGGGCCGCTTTGACGGACCTTCTCGGCCAGACCTGGCCGCACGCCCATGGCGTTCGCTTGAGCCTCTCGAAACTGGCGATCGACACAGGGTTCGAAGCGCCGGCCGTCTATGCATGGGCGCGTCAGCAGGGCTTTGCGCAGGTCACGCCCATCAAGGGTGTCGAAGGCTTCAATCGCGCAGCGCCAGTCATCGGCCCGTCCTTCGTCGACGCAACGGAAGGCGGCCGGAAAATCCGTCGCGGCGCACGTCTCTGGACGATTGCCGTCGCGACCTTCAAGGCCGAGACCTATCGGTTTCTCCGGTTGTCGAAGCCCACCGACGAGGACGCGGCGGACGGAGCGCAGGGTCCGGCCGGGCTCGTGCACTTGCCCCAAGGCGTCGACGCCGAATGGGTGAGGCAGCTGGTCGCCGAGCATCTTGTGACCGTCACCACCAAGCGGGGCTTCCAGAAGCTCGAATGGCAGAAGGTGCGCGAAAGGAACGAGGCTCTGGACTGCCGGGTCTACGCCCGCGCCGCCGTCTGGATCGCCGGAGCCGATCGCTGGTCCGAGGACAAGTGGCGCGATCTCGAAGATCAGGTCGGCCCCCGGCCTGCGGACATTGAAGACACGCATTCAAACATCGAAGCCGGGCGTCTCGCCCGCCCAACCCTGCCATTCACCAAGCGCCAGAGCGATTGGCTCGGCCCGCGCGGGAAATGGTTCTGAGGAACAGTCATGGCCTGGACGATCGACGAACTCGATGCGCTGAAGCGCGCCTATGCCAGCGGCACGCTCCGGGTCAGCTATGACGGCAAGACGGTCGAATATGGCTCAGCAGACGACCTTCTGAAGCGCATCCGCACCATCGAGACCGAGATCACGGCATCGTCCGGCGTGTCGCGCACAATCGCGGGATATGCCGGGTTCGGACGGGGCGACCGGTGAGCCAGATCACCTTCCTCGACCGGATGGTGGCGTGGGCCGCGCCCGAGGCAGGCGTGAGACGCGCGCTCGCGCGGCGCGGCTTCGAGGCGCTGAGCGCCAAGACCCATGGCAATTCCCGCGGCTATGACGGCGCATCCAAGGGGCGACGCACCGACGGGTGGAAGACGGCCGGAACATCGGCGGATGCCGAGATCGCCGCCGCAAGTGGCCTGTTGCGGGACCGCATGCGCGATCTCACCCGCAACAATCCGCACGCGGCGAAGGCCGTCTCCGTGCTGGTCAACAACATCGTCGGCAGCGGCATCATTCCGCGCGCTGCCACGGGTGACGCCAGGCTCGACGAGACGGTGGACCGGCTCTGGACCGAGTGGACCGCCGCCTGCGACGCCGATGGCCAGCTCGACATCTACGGGCTGCAGACCCTCGCCGTGCGGGAAATGATCGAGGCTGGCGAGGTGCTGATCCGCCGCCGTCCGCGACGTCCGAGCGATGGCCTAGCCGTGCCGCTCCAGGTCCAGATCATCGAAGCCGATCTCATGGACAACACCCGCAACGGCGATCTCGCCGATGGCGGGAGGCTGCTTCAAGGCATCGAATTCGATTCCCTCGGCCGACGCCGCGCCTATTGGCTCCATGCCCAGCACCCTGGCGATGCCGTCGTCACCATGCGGCGACGTCTGGAGAGCCTCGCCATCCCGGCCACCGAGGTGCTGCATCTCTACGAGAAACAGCGCACGCAGGTGCGCGGCGTCCCGTGGGGCACGCCGGTGATGCGCGCTCTGCGCGATCTCGACGATTGGACGCAAGCCGAGCTCGTCCGCAAGAAGACGGAAGCCTGTGTCGTCGGCATTGTGCTTGGCGCCGACGAAGCCGATCAGGGTATCGCCCCGTCGGTGGTCGACGCCGATGGCAATCGCGTCGAGCAGTTCGAGCCCGGGCTGATCGCCTATGCGCGCGGCGGCAAGGACATCCGCTTCAATCAGCCCGCCACGACGGCGGGCGTTGGCGAATGGCTCCGCGCGCAGCTTCACATCGTGGCGGCGGGATTCCGCATGCCCTACGAGTTGCTGACCGGCGATCTCAGTCAGGTGAACTATTCGTCGATCCGAGCGGGGCTCGTGGAGTTTCGTCGCCTGATCGACGCGGTCCAATGGCAGATCGTCATCCCGGTTCTCTGCCAGCCCATGTGGGTCTGGTTCTGCCAGGCCGCTTGGGCAGCCGGGAAACTGCCGCGGCCGGACATCGCGGTCGAATGGTCGCCGCCGCGCTTCGAAGCCGTGGACCCGCTGAAGGACGCGATGGCCGATCTTCTGGCACTGCGCTCGGGCACCATGTCGCTGGCGCAGGCCATCGCCCGTCAGGGCCACAACCCCGACGCGGTTCTCGCCGAGATCGCCGCCATGAACGCTAAGATCGACGCCCTCGGGCTCATTCTCGATAGCGATCCGCGGCGCGTGACGAAAACCGGCGTGATGCAGTCGGCAACCGACCCGTCGCTCGGCTGATCTCAAGGACCACTTTCATGAACCGACATATCAACCTGCCACCGCTGACGCGGGCGGCGGACCTGTTGCCTGCGTCGATCGATGCGGCCGAGCGCACCATCGACGTGGTCTGGTCCACAGGCGCGCGCGTGCGCCGCAATCCGTTTTTCGGCGATCCCTTCGACGAGGAACTGGCGATGGATCCGCGCGCCGTCCGTCTCGATCGCCTGAACGCGGGTGCGCCGCTCCTGAAGGTGCACGATGCCTCCGTGCTCGACAGCGTCATCGGCTCGGTCGTGCCGGGCAGCGCTCGCATCGAGAACGGACGCGGCATCGCCCGTGTCCGCTTCTCCGACCGGGCTGAAGTCGAACCGCTCTGGAAGGACGTCGAGGCCGGACACATCCGTGCGGTCTCGATCGGCTACCAGGTCCATCGCTTCGAAGTGACCAAGCAGGCAGGCGCACCCGAGCTATGGCGCGCGGTCGATTGGACGCCGTTCGAGATTTCCGCAGTGCCCATCGGCGCTGATCCGGCAGCGGGCTTCCGCGCCGACGAACCCCTTCACCCCTGCGTCGTCCACCGCGCCGACGCTCCAACTCAGGAGAAAGCAGCCATGGACGACGCTGTGACCGACAAGACCGAAACGCAGACGAGCCAGGCCGCGCCTGAACCGCAGGATCGCGTGCCGAACACGCCGCTGATCGATGCAGAGGCGATTGCGGCCCGCGCGCGCGATTCCGAACGCGAACGTGTCGGAACCATCTACGATCTTGCAGGTCGCCTGCACCTCGAGCGCAGTTTCGCCGACGATCTCGTCAAGCGTGGCGTGACGCTCGATGCAGCGCGCAGCGAGATCCTCGACAAGGTCGCCACCGATGCCGAAAAGACGCGGGTTTCGCCCCAGGTCAGCGTTCCGCTCGGCGGTCGCGATGAACGCGTCACCCGTCGTGACGCTGTGTCGAATGCCTTGCTGCACCGATATTCGCCCACGCTCTTCCCGCTGAGCGAACCGGCGCGGGAATATCGCGGCATGACGCTGCTTGAACACGCCCGTGAGTTTCTGGGCAGTGCGGGCGTCAATGTCCGGGGCATGTCGCGCGACGAGATCGCCACCCGCGCTCTGCATTCGACATCGGATTTCCCCGAAGTCCTTTCGGCCGTCACGAACAAGACGCTCCGGCAGGCCTACGAGGCCTATCCTCGAACGTTCATCCCCTTTTGCCGCCAGGTGCTCGCCACGGACTTCAAGGCGATGCAGCGGGTGCAGATCGGCGAAGCTCCCCAACTCCTGAAGGTCGGCGAAGGTGGCGAATTCAAGCGCGGCACGATCGCCGAGTCGAAGGAAAGCTACCGTATCGAGACCTATGGGCGTGTGGTGGGCATCACCCGGCAGGTGCTGATCAATGATGATCTCGACGCCTTCACCCGCATCCCGGCCATGTATGGCACGGCCATCGCCACGCTTGAGAGCGACGTCGTCTGGGGCATCGTCACCGCCAACGCCAATATGGCCGACGGCGTGCCGCTGTTCCACGCCACGCACAAGAACCTCGCTTCTCCTGGCGGCGTGCCCAGCGTGACGGCCATCGGCGACGGGCGCACCGCCATGGCCAAGCAGACCGGGCTCGACAAGAAGACGGTCCTCAACATCCGCCCCGCCTATCTGCTGGTGCCTGCCGCACTCGAACTCGCGGCCGAGCAGATCATCGCGCAGAACCTCGTTCCCGCGAAAACCGGGGACGTGGTGCCGCAATCGATCCGCACGCTGACGCCGATCGCCGAACCGCGCCTTGATGTGGCGAGCGCGACGGCCTGGTATCTCGCCGCCAACCCGGCGCAGATCGACACGATCGAGTTCGCCTATCTCGAAGGCCAGCAGGGAGCCTACATCGAGACCCGCAATGGCTTCGATGTCGATGGCGTCGAGATCAAGTGCCGACTCGATTTCGGCGCGAAGGCCATCGATTGGCGCGGCCTGTTCCGTAACCCCGGCGCTTGATCTCCAAACCCGCCGGCATTTTCACCACCATCTCGGAGCCAGTTCCATGAAGAATTACGTCCAGCCCGGGCGAACGATCACGCTCGCCGCTCCCTATGCTGTTGCCTCCGGCGACGGCCTTCTCGTCGGTGCGATCTTCGGAGTCGCTACGGCTTCCGCAATCCTTGCCGAGCAGGTGGAAGCCTGCCTCGTCGGTGTGTTCGATCTGAAGAAGACCGCTTCACAGGCCTGGAGCGTCGGCGACAAGATCTATTGGGACAACACCAACAAGGAGGCCACCAAGACGGTCGGAACCAACACGCTGATCGGCGCGGCGGTTGAAGCCGTCGGCAATAGCGCTGGTGAGACCATCGGTCGGGTTCGCCTCAACGGAACCGCATGACAATGTCCGCCTTCACATCGGCCGTCGACATGCTGTTTGCCGATCCCAATATTGGCGAAGACGCGCTGTGGAAGGCGGGCGGCGTCGGCGCGGGCGTCGCTGTCCGCATTATCCGCAAATCGCCCGACCGAATGGCTGAGTTCGGCGAGAGCCGCGCCGTGTTGCCGACCGTCGGCATCGATATCCGCCGCTCGCAGGCGGCAACAATCGCTGAGGGCGATCTGATCCTGATCGGCGCTGAGACCTATCGGATCATCGGCGAACCGATGGGCGACGCGCTCGGGCTCGTCTTGGCCTGCGAGGCCGTGAAGGTGTGATCTGTGCGCTTCACCATCCAGCGGCCCGATCTCGGCAAAGCCCTTGCCGAGACTGAGAAGAATATCGAACGCGCTGTCACGTCGGGGATGCGCGATGCCGCCGACGGCCTGAAGCAGGATCTCCGCGAGGATGTCGTCTCAGCGGGCTTGGGTGAACGGCTGTCTCGGACATGGCGGGGAAGGACCTTCCCCGAGGTTGGCGAAAGCGCCGAGGCCGCAGCCTATGTGTGGTCGCGCGCGCCGAAGATCGTCGATGCCTTTGACCGCGGCGTTGTGATCCGCTCGGCGCGTGGCCTGTTCCTGGCGATCCCGACCGCCGCCGCCGGCAAGAGCGGACGGAGTGTCGTTGGCTCGCGCGAAAAAATCACGCCGGAAGGCTGGCAGCGGCGAACCGGCCTGAAGCTTCGGTTCGTTTATCGCCGTGGCCGTCCCTCGCTGCTGGTCGCGGATGATGCCCGGATCAACACGCGCGGGCTTGCCGCCCGCAATCGCCGCAAGACCGGTGCGGCGAGTGTCATCGTGTTCATTCTGGTTCCGCAGGTCGCGCTGAAGAAACGTCTCGATGTCGAAAGCGCCGCCAAGCGGCAAGCCGCGCGCGTGCCCTCGCTGATCGCGCGGCACTGGCGGCAATCCTGAAAGCTGGTCACCCATGGCTTCGAAACGCGAAACCGTCCTCACGGCGGTGAAGGCGCTTGTCGCCGCTGCCCTGCCGGGCGCGGAAGTGAAGCGCAATCTGGCCAAGGCCGAACGCATTTCGCCCGGCGGTCTGGTCGTGATCCGCGACGGAGATCCGGGCGAACCGGAGGTCAGCCTCTCGCCGCTGACCTACCTCTATTCGCACCGCATCCCGCTTGAGATCGCGGCTTACGAGAGCGCCACCCTCACCCGCGAGCAGGTGCTGGACGCCATGCTAGGGGCGATCGGCGCGGCGGTTTTGGCGAACCGGACGCTCGGTGGGCTTTGCGACTGGATCGAAGCAGAAGCGCCGGTGACGGACGATATCGAAGCGCTCGGCGCCTTGCCCGGACGCTTTGCCGATCTCGCGATCCTCGTCGTCTACGCGACGACCGATCCGTTGAACTGATCGACGGCCCTTCGACTTCGCTCGGACCTTTGGAACTGAACCAACAACGACAGGAGTAATCCCATGGCACGCGCACGCGGCGCCAACGCCGTCATGGCTGCGGTGTTTGAAGCCACCTATGGCGTCACGCCCGGCACGGGCTTTCGCAAGCTGCCCTTCGTCTCGGCGAACCTCGGCGAGGAGCAATCCCTGATCGAGAGCGATCTGCTCGGCTATGGCCGCGATCCGCTGACGCCGGCCTATGACGTGGTGTCGAACGAAAGCGACATCGTCGTGCCGATGGACCACCGCAACATCGGCTTCTGGCTCAAGGGCCTGTTCGGCAACCCGACGACCGCCGCGTCGGTGGCGGCGAAGGGCTCGATCCTGTTTTCTGCCCAGCCGGTGGCGAACGCAACGATCACGATCGCCGGAACCGCCTTCACCTTCGTCTCCGCTGCGCCGACCGGCAACCAGATCCAGATCGGGGCCAATCTCGGCGCTACGCTGACCAATGCCGTGACCGCCCTCAACGCCAGCATCGTGCCAGCCGTCGCGGCGGCGACCTATGCCCAGACCGGCGGCAACACGCTGACGATCACGCATGATATGCTCGGCCTTGGCGGCAACAGCTTCACGATCGCCGCGTCCACCGCACCCGCTTCAAACGGCACGGTCTCGGGCGCGACACTCGCTGGCGGGGCGAACGGCCACACCTTCGTCTCCGGCACGCAGAACCTGCCGTCGATGTCGATCGAGGTCGGCCTTCCCGACGTGCCGTTCTTCGGGATGAACTATGGCGCGCGAGCGAACAGCCTTTCGATCCAAGCGCAGCGCTCCGGGCTTCTCTCCGCCACGGTCAACGTGATCGCCCAAGGCGAGGCGACGGCTGTCACCACCGGTGCAGGCACGCCGACGGCGCTCGATGTCGAGCGCTTCAGCCAGTTTCAGGGATCGATCACCCGCAACGGCGCTGTGCTCGGCAATATCGTCTCGGCGGAACTGATGTATTCGAACAACCTCGAAAAGATCGAGGTCATCCGATCCGACGGGCGCATAGCCGATACCGATCCGGGCATCGTCAAATGCTCGGGCAATCTCAATGCGCGGTTTCAGGATACGGTCATGCTCGATCAGGCGACCGCCCGCACGCCGTGCGAGATCGCCTTCGGCTGGACCATCGACGCAAGCCGCTCGCTGCTCTTCACCGCGCATCGCGTGTTCCTGCCGCGCGGCAACCGGCAAATCCAGGGGCCAGGTGGCATTCAGATGCCCTTTGCCTGGCAAGCCGCACTCGATCCCGTGCTGAACAAGACCTGCACCGTCGTTCTGACGAACGACGTGGCCTCCTACTGATCCTGCCTTTCCCGCAACCTGCCATCCAGACCAAGGAGCCACCATGCTCAAGCTCGAACCCGTGTCCGCCGAACCCTTCTGGCTCGATGTGCTGCCCGGCGTGCGCATCCAGTTCCGCCCCGTCTCTGTCGCCGCAATGCTGATTGCGCGTGGCGCGGCGGGCGAAGCGCTGAAGGCAGGCGGCGAACAGGCGACCATCGAGGCAGGCGCGGCCTTCACCCGCGCACTCGCCCAGACCGGCATCGTCGCCTGGGAGGGGATCGGCGATGCCAAGGGTAAGCCGGTTGATCCCGACAAGGAGGCCATCGAGCAATTGCTCGAACTCTGGCCGGCCTTCGACGCCATCGACCGTCTCTATGTCGGCCCGGCGCTGACGAGGCTTGACGAAAAAAACGTCTGATCGCCCTCGCCGAATGGCACTTCGACGGCGGCGAGAGCTATTGCGCCGCCTGTCCGTTGCGTTGTGCGGGCTGTCCCTATGACGAGCACGAGCCGGAGACTTCCGAGGGCTTGCTCGCCTGGGCGGTGATCCGCCGTTCGGCCGGGCAGGTTCGGGCGGTGATGGGCGGCGTCTACGCGCTCGATTTCGGGGCGATCCTGATGCTCGCCCACGCCATGGGCGCGCTCAATCCGCTTCTCGTCGATGTCCTGCCCGAGATCGAACCTATCGTCGTCAACGCCTATCGCCGGAACGCTGATCCATCATGAGCGCCACGAATGTCTCCATCCGCCTCGGCGTCGAGGGGAAGGCGGAGATCAAGCGCGCCTTCGAGGAGGTCGGACAATCCGGGCAAGCGGCCTTCGGCTCGGTCGAAAAGGCGATGGACCGCTCCGGCGCCGCAATCGACCGCGAGGTCGCGCGGCTGAAGCGTCTGGCCGAAGCCGCGCGCATGGCGGGCGAAGCCGACGCCTCGCAGAAGCGGTTCAACACCGTTCTGAACGTTGATCGCCACATCCCCAAATCCGCCCGCGACTCGGCTGGTGTCTTCGAGGAAGCGGCGCGGGAGGCGGAAAGCTTCGCGGCACGGGCCAATGCGCTGCGCGCCGCGATCGATCCCCTCGGCGCGGCGCAGGCCCGCCTCAACCAGGAACTTGCCGAATACGCCACGCTCGCCAAGCGTGGCGCAATCACCTCGGCTGAACATGCGGCCGCGCAAGGCTTGGCGAAGCAGCGCTTCGACCAGACTTCGCAGGCGATCAAAGGTGTGGGCGGCGCGACCGGCCTCACCCGCAATCAGCTTCTGACGCTGCAATACACGTTCAACGACGTGGTGGCGTCGATGTCGACCGGCATGTCGCCGATGACCATCCTCATGCAGCAGGGCGGTCAGGTGACGCAGGCCTTCGGCGGCTTGCGCGGCACGCTCGTCGCCTTCGGCTCGGCGCTTGGCGTGGTCGGCGGGATCGTTGCCGGCGTCGCCGTCGCGGCCGTCGGCCTGACTGCGGCATGGGTCGCGAACGACGCTTCGACGCGCGCCGTCACCACCGCACTGATGGGCGCGGGCCGGGCCTCGGGCGCAACCGCCGCCGAATTGGAGCGCGTCACTCACAGCGCCGCCGAAACCGGCAAGGTCTCGGTCACGGCGGCGCGCGAAATGGAAGTCGCCTTCCTGCGCACAGGTAAGGTCGGCGCGGAGGAAATGGGCCGCGCCATCGGCATCGCCCGCAACTTCGCCGTCACGATGGGCGTCGAAACCAAGGCCGGGGCCGAGCAGCTCGCAACCGCGCTCGCCGATCCGGTGCGCGGCGGCGATGAACTGAATGCGCGGCTTGCCTTCCTCGACGACCGGACGCGGCAATACATTCGAACGCTGGTTGACCAGAACGATCGCACCGAGGCGCAGCGGGTTCTTCTGAACGCGCTCGTCCCGGCACTTGCCGACGCCGAACAAGCGACCAACGCCTTCGGCCGCGCCTGGAACAATGTCGCCCGCCAGGCCTCGAACGCCTTCGACGCCATCGGCAAGGCGGTGGATCGTGCGGTCGATGGCCGCAATCCGTCCGAAGAACTCGATCTTCTGAAGTGGCAGCGGGATCGCTTGCGCGAGAACATCCGCGGCAATGTCGTGCCGCTGATGCTGCCGCAGGTCGAGCGCCGGATTGCCGAGATCGAAGCCCAGCTAGCCGATCAGCAGCGCCGCGCCGCGCAGCTTGCCGCCGACGCCCGGGCGAACGAGCTTTCGGTACGCGCCGGTGAAACCGCCCGCGATATCATCCCCGGCGCGCGCGATCTTGAACGCCTTCGCCGGGAACAGGCGACCTTGCGCGCGGCGCTCGATGATCCGCTGACGCGCTCGAAGCTCAACGATGTCGCGGAAGTCGAAGCCGCCTATCGGCGCGTGACGGCAGAACTGGCGCGCTTCCGCCCGGCGGTCGATGCGGCGACGCAGGCCGTCGTCGCGCAATCCTCCGTCACGGAGGTGTCGATCCGTTCGACGCTGGCGCTGGCGAACGCCTATCTCGAAAGCGCCGCCGCGGCTGAGCGCGCGGAAGCCCGCAAGACCGGCCTGATCGAACAGGCCCGCGAAGGCATCGATGCCGAAGCGCGCACCCGCCAGGCGCTGCGCGAACGGATCGCCGAGCAGGCCGCGACCGCCGCAAGGCAGGTCGCCGATCTGACGGCGGAGGCCTCCGCCCAGAAGCGCGTCAACGACGCGGTGGCAGCGGGCTCGCTGGCTTCGGCTAAAGCCCAACAGGTGATGCAGGTCGAGCAGGCGCTTCGCCCGCTGCTGACGGCTCAGGCGTTGGCCGAAGGCGAAGCGAAGGAAACGCTCACCCGTATCATCGAACGGATGCGTGAAGCCTATGGACGGCTCTTCGTCGAACAGGAACGCGCGCAGACCCTATCCGCCAACGAGGATCGCCGCCGGGAGATCGAACTCCTGACGCGGCAGGTAGCCCTGATCAACGCAACCGTCGCGGCGCGCGGCGATGCGCTGGCCGTGATGCGGGCCGAGCAAGAACTGCGGCGACGCGGCGTCGACCTCGCGAGCGAGGAAGCCCGCGCCTACATCGAGTCTGCCCGTCAGATCGAGGGCCTGAACCGGACGCTGCGCGGCCAGGAACAACTGCGCGACCAGCGCGACGAGATCACTCTGCTGGAAAGGCAGGTAGCCCTTGTCGGGGCGTCCGTCGCCAAGCGCGCGGAAGAACTCGCGACCCTTCGCGCCATCCAGCAATTGCGCCAGCGCGGGATCGATGCGGCAAGCCCGGAGGGCCAATCCGCCATCGGCAATGCCCGGCGGATCGACGAGCTCAATCGCCAGCTCGCCGGGCGCGAGGCGGTCGAGAACCAGAAAGACGAGATCACCCTTCTGCAACGCCAGATCGGGCTGATCGGTCAAAGCGCCTCCGAGCGATCGGTGATCATCGCCCAGTTGCGTGCCGAGCAGGGACTGCGCTCGCGCGGGATCGATCTTGCCAGTGAGGAAGGCCGCGCCATCGTCGAGAATGCCGGCAAGATCGAGCGCCTGACGCAGGAGCTTCAGCGGCAGGATGCCGCCTACCGCGCTATCGAATCCGCCGTCGGCTCCGCGCTCGATCGCTTCGCCGATGTGCTGGCGCAGGGCAAACTCGACTGGAAATCATGGGCCGATGCGGGACGCGTCGCGCTTCAGGATCTGAACCGCGAGATGATCAAGCTCGCGCTCCTCAATCCCCTGAAGAACCTGCTGTTCGGTTCGAACCTGCCGACCTTCGGGCAAGGCAGCGGCATTCTCGGCAGCATCTTCTCGCGGCTGTTCCATGATGGCGGGCTGGTCGGTGCGGGCGGTGTCGGTCGCACGGTTCCGGCCCACGTCTTTGCAGGTGCACCGCGCTTTCACGACGGCGCCTATCTCAAGCCGGACGAGGTGCCGGCAATCCTGCAACGGGGCGAGCGCGTGCTGAACCGGAAGGAAGCGCGCGCCTATGAACGCGGCGATCCGCGATCCAGCGGCGCGGTCGTCAATGTGACGATCCAGACGCCGAACCCGACCGCCTTCGACGCCAGCCGCACCCAGATCGCGGCGGGACTGGCGCGCGCCGTTCGCTCCGGTATGCGAGGGATGTGATGCCGCAACCGTTTCTCGATATCGCCTTCCCCGGCTCGGTCGGGCGCGGCGCGACCGGAGGGCCGGGCTTTTCGACCCAGATCGTCACGCTCGCCTCGGGCGCCGAGCAGCGCAACGTCAACTGGTCTCAAGCCCGAGGCCGTTGGAACATCTCGACCGGCATCCGCAGCCGCACCGACATGGCGGCGGTGATCGCGCACTTCCATGTTGTGAAGGGCCGGGCCTATTCGTTCCGCTTCAAGGACTGGAACGATTTCGATGCCGTCGATCAGGCGATGGTGCAGATCACGCCGACGGTCTGGCAGATCGTCAAGCGCTACAACCGCTCAGGCTATGAGCACGTCCGCACGATCACCAAGCCGGTTGCCGGATCGGTCACGGTCAAGATCGCAGGGAGCACGGTTACGCCTGCCGCAATCGATACGCTGACGGGCCGGATCACCTTCGCCTCCGCGCCGGGATCGGCGCCGACCGCCTCGTTCCAGTTCGATGTTCCCGTCCGCTTCGACACCGACAGCCTGCCGGTTCAGGCAAACGCGTGGGACTTGCAGATCGTCAACAACATCGACCTCGTGGAAGTGTTGGAGTAACCGGTCAAGTCAATCAAATCGAAGTAAGCGTTAGTCGACTTCGCCGGGCCAATAGCAATCACGATACGGGATATTTTGTCCCTCGCATTCAATCGAGAGACCGTTGTACCCGCCGCGCGCCTTAAAGGCATCCTCAATTAAATAGGGTAAGTCATCGACAAACCGAGCGGCCTGAATAGTAACGGTGTAAAATGCGCAGCCTTTGGAGTCGCACCAAATTGACTCAATGCGCCGCCCCATAAGTTCAGGCATCGAGTCAATCACGGCCTTCATGTGATTGAACTCGGATTGCACATCAAAGCGACTCGAAAGCCTAACGCCCTTATAGGTGATGTCGCCGTGAGGCGCTTTCGGACCTGTATCTTCGTAATCGATCTGGTTCTGAAGCGCGATCGCACGACCAATCAACTCGTGATCAATGTCATCAATTGGTCCCGACATATCTACCTCCGCCCAACAGAATCATTCTGAGCTTCGAACACCCGCTCGCGAAGCGTCAAGAGCCTCGACCGGAACAGACGGAAATGAAAACCCTTCCTCCCGCGCTCGCAACCCATGTTGCGGGCGGGCTCACCACGCTGTGCCGCTGCTGGCGGGTGGATCGCCGCGACGGCGTAGTGATGGGCTTCACCGACTTCGATCGCGACCTTGTATTCGATGCTGTCACCTACAAGGCGGCGTCTGGATTCACCGCGACCGCCATCGAAGGACAACTCGGCCTCGCCGTCTCGAACCTCGATGTGCAGGGCGCGCTGTCCTCCGATGCGCTCACCGAGGACGATCTGCACGGCGGGCGCTACGACGATGCCGCCGTCACGATCTATCTGGTGAACTGGGCGGACGTAGCCCAGCGCGTGATACTGCGCGCCGGTAATCTCGGGCAGGTCGCGCGCGGCAAGCTCGCTTTCTCCGCAGAATTGCGCGGCCTTGCCGCCAGGCTCGATCAACCGGCAGGCCGCATCTTCCAGCGTTCCTGCGCTTGGGATTTGGGTGACACGCGCTGCGGGATCGATCTCAACGCGGCCGGGCGCAACGGCACCGGCGCGGTGACGCAGGTTCTGGACAGCTTCGAGTTCCTCGCTTCCGGCCTTTCCGGTGTCGCATCAGGCGTGCTCACGCGCGGCAAGCTGGTCTGGACTTCCGGCTTGAACAACGGCCTCGCAGTCGAGATCAAGGCGCATTCTTCCAGCGCTGGCGTTTCACGGATCGCTATCGCCCTGCCGATGGGCGCGCCGGTCGCCGTCGGCGACACGTTCAGCGCCACGGCGGGCTGCGACCGCACCTTCGCCACCTGCCGGGATCGCTTCGCCAACACGGTCCACTTCGGTGGCTTCCCGCACATGCCGGGCACCGACTTCGCGATGTCCTATCCGAACCAGGGCGCCGGAAACGACGGCGGCAAGATCACATGACGATCCGCGACATCATCATCGCCGAGACGCGCTCGTGGATCGGCACGCCCTATCACCATCAAGCGGCGCTTAAAGGCGTCGGCTGCGATTGCCTCGGTCTCGTGCGTGGCGTCTGGCGTGCGGTCTATGGCGCCGATCCCGAACACCCGCCCGCCTATTCGCGCGATTGGGCCGAGACGCTGCGCGAGGAAACACTGGCCGATGCCGCCGGCCGCCACATGATCCCGCTGGCGCTCAATGCGTTCGAGCCCGGCGATCTCCTGCTCTTCGCGATCAACGACAACGCGCCTGCCAAGCATTGCGCGATCCTCGTCGCTCCTGATCGCATGGTCCACGCCATCGAGTCCCATCCGGTGGCGGAGGTTTCGCTCGTGCCGTGGTGGCGCAACCGCCTGCGCTTCGTCTTCCGCTTTCCCGAGATCTGATCCGCCATGGCCGTTCTGCTCTTCACCGCCGCAGCCTCCGCGCTGACGGCGGGCGCCTCGGCGTTTGTCCAGATCGCGGCGGCGGCTGCGGCAACCGCTGTCGGCAGCTTCATCGACAACCGGCTGTTCGGCCCGTCGATGGGTAGCACGACGCAGGAAGGGCCGCGCCTCGACAGCTTGCAGGTTCAGGCTTCAACCGAAGGTGCAGCGATCCCCGAGATCGCCGGCCGGGTGCGGATCGCGGGCCAGATCATCTGGGCGACCAAGTTCAAGGAAGTGGCGACGACGACCACGCAGCGCTCAGGCGGCGGCAAGGGTGGCGGTGGCGGCGGCGGATCGGTCACGTCAACGACCTATTCCTATTTCGCGAACTTCGCCGTCGGGCTCTGTGAAGGGCCGATCGACCGGATCGGCCGCATCTGGGCCGACGGCAAGCCGCTCTCGCTCGCGGGCATCACCATGCGGGTCTATCGCGGCACGACGAGCCAGTCGCCCGATCCGTTGATCGAAGGCGGCGAAGGCACCGGTAACGCGCCCGCCTATCGCGGCACGGCCTATGTCGTGTTCGACAATCTCGCGCTGGAAAAGTTCGGCAATCGCCTGCCGCAACTGACCTTCGAGGTGTTCCGGCGCGTGTCGTCCACGGCGGGCGACAGCCTTGAAACCATCGTGCGCGCCGTGACCATGATCCCCGGCGCGGGCGAGCGCACCTATGACACCAAGGTCCAGAAGCGCGATCTCGGCGGCGGCTCGACCACGCCCGAGAATGACAGCGCCGGGCGCTCGACTTCCGACTGGTCGGTCGCGCTCGATGATCTGAAGGCCTCGCTGCCGAACGTCGATACCGTGTTTCTGGTGGTGGGCTGGTTCGGCGACGATCTGCGCTGCGGCTCCTGCACGATCCGCCCCAAGGTCGAAGTCGCGAACAAGGTCACGACGCCCGACGCCTGGATGGTTCACGGCCTTGCCCGCTCCGGCGCGCTCGTGATGTCGCTGAATGCGGGCAAGCCCGCCTATGGTGGCACGCCGTCAGACGATACCGTCGTTCGCGCCATCCGCGATCTGAAAGCCCGCGGCTATGCCGTGGTGTTCTATCCGTTCGTCTTCATGGACGTGCCCGCCGGCAACGCGCTGCCGAACCCCTATGGCGGCACCGGCCAGCCCGTCTATCCCTGGCGCGGGCGGATCACCTGCCATCCCGCCGCTGGCCAACCCGGCACGGTGGACAAGACGGCGACGGCGGGAACGCAGGTTGCGGCCTTCTTCGGCGCCTGTCTCGCCTCACACGTATCGGTCTCGGTCAACACGAGCACCGATGCTGTGACGACCAGCTATTCCGGCCCGGCTGAATGGGGCCTGCGCCGGTTTATCCTTCACTATGCCAAGCTCTGCGCGGCAGTGAACGTGATCGATGCCGGAGCCATCGACGCCTTCCTGATCGGCTCGGAGTTCCGCGCGCTCTGTTCGGTGCGCGATAGCGCCACGAACTTCCCGGCCGTCGCCCGGCTCAAGACCCTCGCCGCCGATGTGAAGGCCATTCTCGGCGGCAGCGTGAAGGTGAGCTATGCCGCCGACTGGTCGGACTACAATGGCTATCGGCCCGCCGATGGTACGAACGATGTCTTCTTCCATCTCGATCCGCTTTGGGCCGACAGCAATATCGATTTTGTCGGGATCGACTGGTATGCGCCGCTCGCCGATTGGCGCGACGGCACCGGTCATCTCGACCGCATCGCGGGCGCGCCCTCGATCTATGATCGCGCCTATCTGCAATCGAACATCGAAGGTGGCGAGTTCTTCAGCTGGTTCTATGCCAGCGACACCGCCCGCAACAATCAGACCCGCACCACCATCACCGACGGCGCCTATGGTAAGCCATGGGTGTTCCGCTCAAAGGATCTGCGGAATTGGTGGCTGAACCGGCACTACGACCGCCCGGGCGGCGTCGAAAGCGGATCGCCGACGGCGTGGCTGGCGCAGATGAAGCCGATCTGGTTCTGCGAACTCGGTGTGCCCTCGGCCGACAAGGGTGCGAACCAGCCCAACGTCTTCTATGATCCGAAATCCTCCGAAAGCTTCCTTCCCTACTTCTCGAAGGGTACGCGCGACGATCTGATCCAACGCCGCGCGCTTGAAGCCATCCTCGCCTATTGGGCGCCTACAGGCGCCAATAACCCGGTCTCTGGCGTCTACAGCGGCCGGATGATCGAGACCTTCGGGATCTGGACATGGGACGCACGGCCCTATCCGGCCTGGCCGGGCCGCGCCGATCTTTGGTCGGACGGTGATCTTTATCCGCTCGGCCATTGGCTGAACGGCAAGGTCGGCCTTGCCGATCTGGCGGCGCTCGTCGCCGAACGCTGCCGGCGCGTCGGCTTCACGGCCTATGATGTGTCGGCGCTGGTCGGCGTCGTCACCGGATATCTGCGCGACCGGCCGATGAGCCCGCGCGCCGAGATCGAAGCACTGGCTTCCGCCTATTCCTTCGATGCTGTCGAAACCGACGGCGTGATCCGCTTCGTGCCGCGCGGGCGACCGTCGGTTGCGACGCTGACCTTGCCGGAACTCGCCGTGCCCGATCAGGGCGAAGAGATCACGCTCACGCGCGGCCAAGAAACCGAACTTCCGAACGAGGTGGCGGTCGGCTTCACCGATGCGGTGGACGAATACAAGTCCGGCGCGGTTTCGGCGACGCGCCTTGCCGGTTACTCCGAGCGCAAGAGCGATCTGCGGCTGGCGCTGGTGATGGATCAGGTTCAGGCGCAATCGATCGCCGACCGCGCGCTGGTCGAGGCTTGGGTTGCGCGCGAGACCGCGCAACTGGCCCTGCCGCCTTCGCGCATCGCGCTCGATCCAGGCGACGTGATCGATCTCGTCATCAATGGCCGGGCGCGATCGTTCCGGCTGACACGCGTGCTCGACAAGGGCGCGCGAGAAGCCGAAGCCGTGCGCGCCGAAGCGGCGATCTATGCACCGCCGCTGAACGGCATCGCTCCGCCGACTCTGACACCGCCGCCGATCTATGGCGCAGCGGTGTTGCGGCTGATGGACCTGCCGCTGCTGCGGGATACCGACGACGGATTCTCGCCCTATGCCGCGGCGTCCGCCTCGCCCTGGGGTGGTGTCGTGGTGATGGACAGCGCCACCGGCTCGGATTTCGTGCTCGATACAACGCTCGCGGTGCGGGCCACCCTTGGCGAAACCATCCAGCCACTTCCCGCCGGGCCGACGGAGTATTGGGACGAGGGCTCCGACCTCGAGGTGAAGCTCTATGCCGGGGAACTGGCAAGCGCGACGCCCGACACGATCCTGAGCGGCGGCACGAACAGCCTCGCCCTCGGCACGCCCGACGGAGATTGGGAGATCGTCCAGTTCGCCGATGCGGTTCTGACCGGGTCGCAGACCTATCGGCTCACCAAGCTGCTGCGCGGACGCCTCGGCACCGAACACGCCATCCGTTCGCCGCTGGCCCTCGGCGCGCCTGTGGTTCTGTTGAACGAGGCCGTCGCCAAGATCGACGGCAAGCCCGCTGAACGCCTCGCCGCCCGCTTCTATCGGTGGGGACCGCAGGCGCTCGATATCGCCGATCCCGCCTGGCAACAGACGACCTTCGCTGCGAAAGCTGTCGGCCGCATGCCGTGGTCGCCGGTCCAGATCGCGGGCGCGCGCAATGGCGGCGGCGATCTCACCATCACATGGGTTCGGCGCACCCGCTTCGGTGGTGTCTGGGCCGATGGCGTCGATGTTCCGCTCAACGAGGAAAGCGAGCGCTACGAAGTCGATGTGATGAACGGCGCCAATATCGTCCGGACTATCGCTGCGACCACGCCGACCGCCAGCTATTCCGCCGCCCAACAGGTCGAGGATTTCGGATCGGCGCAAAGCGTGATCGCAGTGCGCGTCTACCAGCTCTCCGCCTCGGTCGGGCGTGGCTGGCCGGGCGCAGCCATCATCTGAAGGACAATCAAAATGCCGACGCCGAACCTCGGCCTGCCCACGCTCGCGCAAGGGCAGGCGCAGAAGGAGATTGCCCATAACGAGGCACTGCTGCGCCTCGACGCGCTTGTGCAAACCAGCGTCAAGAGCCGCGCGCTGGCGACGCCGCCGGGAAGCCCGGCCAACGGCGATCGCTGGATCGTTCCCTCCGGAGCAACCGGCGTCTGGGCAGGCCAGACCGACAAGATCGCCTTCTGGCGTGAGGGCGCATGGGCATTCTTTGTGCCCGCCGTCGGCTGGCGCGCCCATGTCGAGGACGAGCGCCTCACCGTCGTCTGGACCGATGGCGCCTGGCGTGACCGGATCGTCGGCACCGCCAATGGCGGCGCGATCCGGCTCGTGGCGCTCGAACAGGAACTGACGCTCACCGGCGCCTTCGTCGATGCCACCACCGCAGTGATCGCCGACCGCATGATCGTGCTGGCGGTCGCCTCGCGAACCACGCAGGCGATCACCGGCGCGACCTCCTACGGCGTCGGTGTGGCCGGCAACACCAGCCAGTTCGGCGGTTCGCTCGGCATCACGCTTGGCTCGAACAACATTGGCGTGATCGGCCCGACCGCCTTCTACGCCAACACGCCGATCCGCGTCACTGCGGCCGGCGGCAACTTCACCGGCGGCAAGGTCCGCGTCGTGCTCTACGCGCTCGCTTTCACCGCGCCGACCGCGTGATCTGACCCCCAACATCCAGGAGAATGCGATGAAGAAGGATCTGCTCTGGCCGAGCGCGCCAGGCGGCGGCGCTGACGTGCCCGGAGGAATCGCGGGCCATGTGCGGGGCGCTGCCCTGCAGGACCAGGATGGCCGCGTCGCGCCCATGGTCAGCATTCTCGGCGCGCCCACGAAGTTCCGCGACGCCTTCGAGGCGTTCGACACGACCACGCGCTGGAACGCCGTCCAGATCGCGCCCGGAGACATCGTGCAGGTCGACGGCAATGTCGCGGGCGCGAGCTACCTTGTGATCTCCAAGGATCCACTCTCCGAGGCAAGCGAAACCATCATCGAAACGCTCGATCGCTTCACCATGCCGGTACGCGTCGCGGCGGGTATTTCACTATCGCAGCGGATCAACGGCCAGGAATTCGCCTTCGAACTCGTCTCGACTGATGACTGGCAGGGCGCAGTGCCTCTAACGCCCGCGAGCGCTGTCGCCATCGCTTCGATCTCCCAGGCGACCACGACGATCAACGTCTCGACCGCCGCGCCGCACGGGCTCAAGATCGGCGAGAAGGTCTCCATCTTCGGCGTCCCCGACAGCCGCCTGAACTATTCCTGCCTGACGGTGGCTACCACGCCGACGCCCACGAGCTTCACCGCCACTGCGGGGCCACAGGGGACGATCCCCTCAGTGACGGCTGGGCCGTTCACCAGCGGCTCGATCATCAAGGCCGATCCGCTAGGTTATGCCCGCAATGGATCAAGTCTCGTCTTCGAGGGCACGACCGCGACGAGCGAGAGCTACTATGTCCGCTCCGAGGGCGGCGACGCGCTGCCTTCGGGCACGATCACGGGCAACCACGCTGCGGCCTTCTTGGTCTCGACTGTGGCAACTCAATTGGTCACCGCAGCGGGCGCCTATGCGTTCGCGCCAGCTGCCCTGTTCGAGATTCTGCCTCAGCTTGAAAAGGTCACCTTCAGTGGCTCGCCGATCGACAGCGCAGGCGCGATCTCGGCCATGTTCAAACGTTCGCAGGTCGTCCCCAATCCTGCGCGGGACTACAAGCTGCGCCTGCGCGCGAAAAACCACCGGTCTCTGTCGCGCCCCGTCGGCAAGATCATCTCGGCGGCCAAAGCGGGATCGGCAACGGTGACGATCACCTTCGACCAGCCGCACGGATTGACGGTTGCCGATCTGGTCGCGGTCTATGGCATCCGCGATCAGGTGAACTTCGCCAATCTGGCGACACCGACAGTCGTCGCCAGCGTACCCAGCGCCACGACGATCACGATTCCCATGGGCGCTTCGGCGACCGCAACGTCCTATGGAGGCGTGGTCATCCGGGTGAATGGCGGCGTGTTCGGTGCGCCCGTCGGACAGGTCCCGCAATCCGTTGCCCGCGCCGCCAACGTACTGACTGTCACCGGTTCGGCAGCCTGGTCCGGACTGCTGGTCGGCCAGTATATCAATCTGCATGGCGTGCGCGACGCCGTGTCCGGCGCCGATCTCGGTCTCGACGGGCCGTACCGCGTGCGAGACATCGTCACGACCTCACTCGTTCTAGAACCCATTGGCGCAGCGCCAACCGGCGCCGATATCGGCACCACGAACTGCGGCGGCGCGGTTCTGCCACGCACCGACTTCCGCCTGCACTTCATAAGGGTGATGGAGTTCACCCGCCTCATCACCGAGTCCATCGGCGGCTTCGGACGCACCGACCAGATGGACGCCGCTCCAGTCCTGGTCACCAACGCCGTCTCGGCGGTCACCGTCACCGGCGGCGTGGCGCAGGACGCGGCGGCAGGCAATCCGGTCGGGATCGGCGCACGCGCCGCCAACGTCAATCAGGCGGCGATGTCAGCGACCGGCGATCTCGTGCACCTGATGGCGACGATGATCGGCGCGCTCGTCAACAAGCCGTTTTCTATCCCGGAGGCGGATTGGAGCTATGCGCAAGCCGGCGTGATTGCAAACACGGCGGACGTGGTGATCGCCGCCGCCGCTGGTGCGGGGATCAGGCGCTATGTCACTTCCATTCAGGTGATCAACACCAACGCGGTCGCAACCGAGTTCGTGATCAAGGACGGATCAACGGTGATCTGGCGCGTCTGGCTCCCCGCCAACATGACGACGCCGTGGGACATCGACTTCCCCACGCCGCTTCGATCCAGCGCCAATGCGGCGCTCAATGCCGCTGCCATCACCAGCGGCGCCAGCATCTATCTCAACGCGCAGGGTTACACCGCTCCTTGACGCTGGCCATGGCCACAGGCGCGCGCACGGCGCGAAGGCCGCACCGCCGCGTGGGGATGGCGCAGCCACATTCGAACTGGCCACACAGCGCGCCCTGTGCGCCACCAATGGCCAACCCCAAAAGCAAAGGACGACTCCATGCCTGGAACAGCTACGGCGGCGGTCACCGTCGCCCAGGAAACCTTGACGATCACGTGGCTTGTCGCTGGCGGGATAATCGCTGAACTCTTGATCCTGATCGTCTTTCTCGTGCGCGTCGCATGGTGGTTGTCCCAGCGTTTCACGCTGATCGATGCAACCCTTGCCGCCAATGCGAAGGAGATCACGGCCATCAAGATGGATGTCTCAAATGACATCGCCGGTCGCAAGGTCGTCGCTGAAGCCCGCACAGACATCGCGCAGATCAAAGCGACTCTGGGCGAGTTCCGAGAACGCATCGACCGGATCGAAGCCAATGAGGACGGGCGCAAGCACGCCTGATCCGCCGCCATCAACCCCAACCGCAACCCGACGACAAGCCCGCCCCTCCGGCGGGCTTCGTCGTTTCAGGAGGTCGCAATGCTGCCTGCCCAATACCGATGGCTCGAAGCCGAGCCCGGCCCGCGCATGATCATCGAAGCGCTGAAGCAATACGGCACGCTCGAAGCGCCGGGCGATGCCGACAATCCGAAGATCGTCGGCTGGCAAGACGAACTCGAAGCCGCCGGTCTCGGCCGCGTCTATGCCGGCGTCTATCGCCACGACGCGATCCCGTGGTGCGGCCTGTTCATGGCGATTGTCGCCCACCGCGCCAACATCGAACGCCGCCCCGAGCGCAATCCGCCGCGCCTCTATCTCTCGGCGCTCGAATGGGCGGCATTCGGCACGTCGGTTCCGAAGGGCGCGGCGGCACTCGGCGATGTGCTCGTCTTCAAGCGCAAGGGCGGCGGGCACGTCGGCCTCTATGTCGGCCACGACGCCTCGGCTTTCCACGTTCTCGGCGGCAATCAATCCGATCGCGTCTCGATCACGCGGCTGTCGCGCAACCGGCTCGTGGCGGTGCGCCGCCCGGTCTATCGCGCCCAGCCCGCGAACGTCCGCCCGATCCCTCTCGCTGCGAGCGGAAGCCTCTCCGTCAACGAGGCCTGATCCAACCCAATCAAGGAGTTTTCCATGAACGCCGTTCTTCAGTTCGGTGCGGGCTACCGCACCTACATCATCGCCGCCATGCTCGTGCTGGTCGTCGTCGTCGAGAAGGGCCTCGGCATCGATGTGCCGGGCGTCGATGTCGGCTCCGACTGGCTCACCCAGATCCTCGCCGCGCTCGGCCTCGGCACGCTGCGGGCCGGGATCACCGGGGCGAACAAGTGACCGGCTGGATTGCGCTCGTCCTCATCGTCGCGGTGGTCATCTCCACCGCGGCGATCTTCGCCGCTGGCCGCAAGGCAGGCGCCGCCGCCGAGGCGGCGAAAGCCCGCGAGGCCGAACTCAAATCCCAGAAGGAAACCTCCGATGCCGAAGGCCGGATGCTCGAAGCGGGCGCTGCCGCTCCTCGTGATCGCGACGCTCTGGCTGACCGCCTGCGCGACGGCACCTTCTAGGCCGTCCGTCGTCTGCCCGCCGGTCGCGGCTTACGACCGAGCCTTCCAAGCCCGGCTTGCCGACGAAATCCAGCGCTTGCCGCCCGGCGCGGCGCTGGAACGGGCAATGCTGGACTATGCCCGGCTGCGCGATCAGGCGCGGGCTTGCAGATGATAATCTCGTTT